CAAAACTATAATTTATATAATTATTAAAGGAAAATTCACAAATAATTTTTCATAAATAATCATATAATGAGTTCTTGTAATAAATCGGTATATGCATTCACCCCTTCACAACAATGTTGGTATCTAAGCGCATATGTTCCGCCAAAATATGATTTTAAATTAAATATAAATGCATTTAGTAAAATTAATGCATGTTATGCGGACATTCCTATCTGTTATAGTTCTCCCGTCTATTATTTGCCAGCACAAGCTGGATTGTTGGTTGAAGATTTAAACAATAGTCATTTTAATGCCGTGCTGAGTGGTAATTATATTGTTATTGATGACAGTCCTTTTAACTTTACAACAACACTATACTCTCAATATTTTTCAGCATTTGGTGTGACTGCTTCGGCCTATCAAATTCAATATATTCAAAAATATATTTCTCCACTAGATGAAATCGTTTACATCAATAAAACTACAAATGAACAATACTTGACCATCCAAAATAATTGGATTAGCGCCAATTGTTTATCTCAAGATCCGGGATACACCACACTCTATTCATACGTCAGTTCTATTTCTGCATTGGCTAAGCAGAATCAAAGTGACATATTCAATACAGCAACTATCTTGAGTCAGGTATATACCAACTTGTCTGCGGCTCATGATCTACAAGCCACTCAAATTTTAGAATTATCTTCTTGTAATAATTGCTTAGATATTTCAGTGAATGAAATCATGTCAATGAGGCCGGGAATGTGGTTGCATGATAGCACATTGATTTGCAATAGTCAAAACAATTCATTAATTGGCTGGGGGGACTATTCGGAGAACCAATGGTATGCATTGTCTTCCGGTTCTGGCAGACCGACCATTGATAGGAGCAATCGTTGGAATGTTGCTCGATATGCAACTTTTGCAAATCATGAAATGTCTCTTTCTTCTAAAAGTTGGAAAGAAGTTTTTATTGTAGCACAACCAGATTCAAATACTGATTGGAATCCTATAATGGGATATGATTTTTCTCATTATATGGCCGCTTCTATACCCGGTTCGAAACGTCCATTTTATGCAGGAACCGCTTTGGAAGGTTGGCAATTCGGATATATGGGAGAGATAAGCACTAGCACTCCTCAAATCATAACATTCAGAGTCAAGGATATTGGCTCGGTTATTAGTTGGCAGGCTCCTCAACAATTAGTTAGTTTCGGTTTTAACGGGCATGAATTTTTAGTTAGGCGTGCTAAATCTGCACCTCAATCGAAAGATCTTTTGAACTTTTTTCCTAATAAGATTGGAAGTTATAACTCGACTTATTTCTTTAATGGAAAATTATCAAATATATTGGCATTCGATCACCCGCTTTCACAAAGCGAACGATGGAAAGTTTTCAAACATTTGGCCAATAGAAATGGAATTGTTTTACCAACATTTAAAAGAATGGTTGTTATTGGTGATAGTATTGCTAAAGGGCAAGGCGTCACTCCAGCCCAATCTCTGCTTGGACAATTATTGGGCGTTGCTTCTTCAGGAATTTTAAATTCTTCTGAATGGAGCGGTTTCAATGGAGCAGTTGGAGGTAATATGACCCATGATATGCTGGGCAATGTTCATGCATTTGAACATTTTATGGCCGGGTCAGTAAATGTTGGAATTATATGGGGAGGAACAAATAATAATGGAACCACATCTGTTGCACAGACTTTGGCGGATATCTCTGAAATATGCCGTGTTTGTAGAGAAAAAAAAGGATATGTCGTATTAATGGCAATGACTCCCACATCATCCAATGTGGAGTCATTCAGAACACCATATAATTTAGGGTTGAAAGCATTAGTCACTTCTGGCGTTGCCGATCTATATTTTGATGGCGATGCACTGTTAGGATCGACAGTTTATAACCCCAACCCGGCAGATTGGACGGTATACTATCAAAACGAGACTCCTAAAATTCACCCCAATGCAGCAGGTTTTTCGGCTATTGCAACTGCATTTGCGCCTGTTCTTTCTGCTTTCTTATTAAATAAAAATCCCCTTTAATAATAAGAGAAGTTTAAATAGAAAAATCGATCATAAATATATTTTATATGATCGATTTTTCTTCTATTCTATCTACCATTGTTAAAATTGGGTCTGTTATTTTTGGTAAAAATCAGGAAAAAGAAATTCCTTCAAATTTTACTGTTAACAAACCAACGACCTCCAGTAATTCTAAAAAAGATAAAATTATGGCAATTTTAAATGTTTTCGAAACAGGAAGCATTAAAGGCGATTATGCAAATATTTCATTATATAATGATGGAAAAAATGGTCGAAAACAGGTCACTTATGGTCGGTCCCAAGTAACTCAAGATGGCGGAAATCTCAAAAAACTTTTAGAAATGTATATTAAAGATGGAGGTAAATATGCCGAAAAATTCAAACCTTATCTTAATAAGATGGATGATGCCGATCTTTATAAAGATTTACAATTTTTGAATTATCTAAAAACAGCAGCAAAAGAAGATCCTATTATGATCACGGCACAAGATAAAATCTTTGATTCTGTTTATTGGAAACCGGCATATGATTGGTTTGTAAATCAAGGATTTAAAGAAAACCTATCACTTCTTGTGATTTATGACAGCTTCATTCATTCAGGAACCATTCTGGATTTTTTAAGAAAGAAATTTTCAGAAGTTCCTCCAGTAAAAGGAGGCAATGAAAGAAAATGGATTGAAGAATACGTCACAGCAAGAAAAACTTGGCTGGCCGGACACTCCAATCGTATTCTCAGAAATACAGTCTATAGACCGAATTGCTTTTTAAAATGCATTGCCGATGACAATTGGACTTTGGATAAACCTGTATTGGCAAATGGAGTAACCGTCAATTAAAATTCAATGTGCCCCATTGTATAGCGGCCAACTAATGCCGCTAATGCATCCCGGTCTCGGGTGCTTGCAGTTCGTCGCAAAACAACAGAATTTCCGTCCGGCTTGAACCCTAGAATCAAATAGGAGTCTAAGTATTCACTCAAAAGATTACTTAAAACATCATAATCTTTTTTCACTGAATCAGATACATACTTATCATAATCGTCTTCTTGAGTCTCTTTATGTAAGTTTTCTGTATCCTTTTTAAATGCCTCTGCCATTTTTTCCGATTTACCTAAACCTCCACCTAGTAAAGATAGAATAAAATCTTCTAAATTATAAATTTGAAAGCCCTCAACTGGTTTTTCAATTTCATCTGGAACTACATCAGCAATCTTTTTTTTCCTTCCACGTTTTTTAGTTTCAGGTTTTTTTTCTTCATCACCACCATCTTGGACCGAACTCATATTATATACTATTTACTGGTTTTTATTGGCAATCTTGATTGAATATGTAGGATGTTTATGAATCGTCCCACTATCATTTAAATATTGAAATATTACATCTACCGATGCAGTATCGTTAAGATATTTTGATTCATGGAATTGCTCACCATCGTAAAATTCAAATAAATTACTTTTATAGCAAGTCACAAATACATTTCCATGACCCTTATCAATTAAGATTTGCCATTTTCTAGGATCATCTTCAGAAAATTCGATAGTAAAATCCACCGCATATCCCGAATCTTTCAGCCTTTTTACAAAAACACTTTTTGTCGTTGGTTTATTCATATTTTATAAAATAATTACTTATTATTGACCAGTTCTTGAATTTTATTAAAAATTTCTTCTTCGTGAATGTGTGTGATTGCTCCGTTTTTGGTAAGAAGATCGAACGTCACTTCATTGATATCACTGCGATTGACACAGGCAGTGATTATAAAATTATGATTCGATGAATCCACCTGAAGCGTCCAAACTCGACAATCGTGTTTTGCATATGGAACTTTTAAATTTGTATATGAAAGGTCCATATCTGTAAGAAAGGACGTTACCGTTTTAATATCTAACTTTTGATTATATTTCATTTTTCTAACTGAGAGATTACGTAATATTTTTGATCTACATTAACTAAAACAACTGAATTATTTGATTTATTTTGAATTATTTTACAATTTTCCACATCTTTATTTGAGGTCCATGAAAAAATTTCTGAGCTAATTTGAAGTGAAGACATTTTATCTTCGATACCACAATCATTCTTATTATATGTTCTATCGAATTCACTAGAATATGATTTTTCTTTATCGGAAAACAAAAATCTAATTTTATCCCCTACATCTTCAATATATAACTTTTTCGTATCGGATGCAAGAGAATTTAACGAAGATAACTCTTGAAATTTCTTTTTATCAAGAATAATAGTAGCACCTTCGGGAAATTTTAAAAAAAAGTTTTTATCTAATTTTTGCTCCTTACTTAAGTCACTCATTAGATAAAGTTTAAATGCATATCCATTATCATCACTACATGTGATATGATTATCAAAGACATTAAATTTAATTAAATCTGATTTGAGATTGTCAATTGCTCTTTTAAAGACATTTAAATCAGCAAATCGTAAATTACCAGTAAATCCCGGAACAGTAACATCCGTATACCCGAAAAAGACACTATTGGCTTCCTTTTTAGGAGCGACACTATAAACAATTTCATTTTCCACGTTTAGTGTGAACGTAGAAACACCAAAAGTATATAGAGGATTGACTATATTTTTTACGAATCGTTCTTTTTCAACAAAGAATGAAACCATTTTTTTATTCGATTGAAGGTTGACGTGGGGGGTTCGCCGTTTTCTCCGACTTTTTTAGTTTTTTTAACTCATCGGTATTGGCATTTACTGCATTTGTAAGACCCGCAAGCGTATTATTCACTTTTTGCAGTTCATTATAAATCATCATAAACCACTGAACCGAAGCATCCTGTTGTTGCGGTTGGGGTGGATATGCTGGCGGAACCTGTTGTGGATACACTGGATATTGAGGGGCGCTGGGTTGCGGGAGTGGGGCGGGTTGATAGTTTTGTGGCATAGCCATCGGAGGCTGTGGCGGAAAATTATTAGGACTCATATTTTTATATTGCTGTTCTAGCTTTCGAAGATTATTTATAGAGTCTCTGGCATCAGTAAAATACTTATCCAAAGATTTCTCATGAAAATTGTCAGTGCCATTTTGGCGAGCTTCACTTAATGCTTCTAGATTTCCTTTAAAAAAATCTGAAATCAATACCAACTCTTCAATAGTTGTAGGCACGCCTTGGTAAATATCGGCTTCACTGAATTGTTGTTTTGGTGATTCCATTTTTTTGATTTAAAGAGGGGGCGAATAACATGCATTCGCCCCCTCTTTGGTCTACTTCATTTATTTATCACTCTTTTTCGTCTGGAAAGAGATTATCATCACTTTCCCAATCAACTCCAGATTCAGAACTTGATTCAGTAGTTGAACTTTCCGAATCTTGGTCATCATCCGGAAGATCGGCTTCTTCTGGCTCGGTTTCATCAGCCTCTTCACACCACCAATGTTCCTTAAGTTCTTCCTCAATATCCTTTAATTCTTTAAGTTTTGGAAAGAACTCTTCAAGATCATAAGCTTGATCGAAGATTTTAGAAACCGTATTAGAATCCAATTTCAAATCTTCTTGAAAGATGTCCAAGACATATGAATTGTATTCACCTTTCGTTCCAATCTCAATTTCGATTGTTACACCATTAGGACCAAAATCGATCATACGCTGACCGTAACGATCTTTTTTGTCACCGCTAAATGCATCATAAATAGGTTTATAAATCTCACCTGTAGGCGTTGACGTGCGCCGTCCGTCTACCTTTTTATTATTCAAAGGAGCATTATATTCAAACACTTTAACAGTTCCATTGTTTTCTGGATGTTTTTGGTCTGAAATGATATATGCATTTACCATTTGACGGCGTTTCGGAACTAATGCCATTGATTCTTTAATGGCCTCCTTTCCTCGGTCTTTGGCCATTTCGTAAGACTTCCATTGAGCCGATTTAATCGGGTCTTTTTTAAGTCTTGCATCTCCGAGACTCGGATCGGATGGGGACCGACCTAAGAATCTAAATGAACCATCCTTTCGAGATTTAAAGATTACCTGCTCATAATCCTTAAACATCTGCATTCTCTTTTTATTGGGGAAAATTCGAAGCTTAATCTTATTTCCTTTTTCTAATTTAAGAATTTCAGGACGATTACCTCCACCGTTTGAAGTGGCCGCATCTGCAACCTTTTTATTTTCTTCGTCGGCGAATAATTTATATAATTCATTAATTTCACTCATAGTATTTTATTTTTAATCTCTTGTATTTTATTTTTAGTTTGTTTGTTTTTAATTAATTGATTTTTTTTATCAAAATAGCTTACTCGGCTATTCAAATAATATTTACTCTCATCGGGCGAAAGGTCCAGAAAAATTTCCTCTCCATCGCTAAAGAAACATAACACATAAGGACTAATACGTCTACCTTTTAGATGTTTTAAGAATATTTTTTGCGCATCTCCCTCATTTTTATAATTAAAGTATTGTCTTGTATTAATCGACTTTAATTTACAGAAATCTCGAATAAACAAAAAGGATTCTTTAATATAATTGATGCTGTATTCCACATCATTCTCATCTAAAAAATTCATATAGTCAATGTAATTTTTGACTGAATTTTGAAGACAGTAGTATTTCAGATCATATTGATTTTTTACTTTTTGCAATCGTTCTAAAAAAATCGGAGCATAGAAAAATCTATAGGTTAAAAATTTTGGGTATTGAATGAACAAGACCCTCAATTTGAGGAAGGACTCTTCATCCAGCCAATCAGTTTTAAATTCTATTTTTGCAACAATAAGTGCTTTTTTATAGCACTCCAATATTTTCTTATTCCAACTATCGATTGAGGACATTCTTATTGATTCTTTCGGTTTTACGTTTTAAAATTATCTCCTCATCATAATTTAAACCATCTTTCCATAATTGGAACACTTCATCTTTTTTAAAAAAAATATCCCAACATATACCATTTTTTCTTTTCTTTACTTGGCCGCCATACATTTTTTGTACGTCTAATAGAAAATTTTCACTAGCACTGACTATAGAAATTCCACTTCCTGTTTTATTCACATAACCATCACCGTCAATCAAACCTCTCAAAAAATCCATTTTAAATAAATTATCACTTTTAGAGAATTCGTCGATATTCAACCGAACATCATATGTTTTGTTTTTAAAAGTTAAAAATTTTTTAATAATTTTAATAAATTCGGGCACGGTTGCAATTGCACTAATCTTATCTTGTTTTCCGATAGAACTTGGACGAACTCTTCTAAATAATTTTTCAGAAGGATCGATCAAAAGAATATTGAAAAAATTTCTAACTAAAACTTCATCGCTGATGGCTAAGCATAGAGACACTCTTTCTGTTATAGTCGAACTATAGGAACTTTTTTTCTTCGCTAAATATCCATCAGCAGAAAATAGACCCAAACACCACCCCAATTTATACGGCTCTATAAATTCTCTTTCTTTATATTTTAGATTAGTTTTTCTATTAAAAAAGAGATTTGGTAATCCTAAATATTTTTTCCATGAATTTAAAGTTCTTCTAGAAATTTTTAATTTTTCTAAAATTTTTTCTGGAACGAGATGGTTATTTTCAATTAACCAATCTTTATTTTCTTCAAAATGCTTTTGTTTTTGTTCATGACTATACACTCATTCAAACTCCCCTTTCAATAAGGAAAGAATTGTATCTAAACTTTGAACTCCAACCATTCGGCGCATCTCCACCCCACTATTCAATAAAATAGTGGTTGGAATTCCTCGAACTCCATACTGTCTTGCAATTTCAGGAAATTCTTCCACATCCACTGAATATAGAAAAGAATCATCTGGCACGTCTTTCAATATTTCATCATAAACTCGACACGGCCCACAATAGCTCGCCCCGAACTTCAAAACAACTTTTCCAGAATTCAGCACATTACTTTTATTTTCGTCAGTTAATTTATTCATTTTTTACAAATTTTTTCTATTTTTTTACTTTTACCCAAAATATCATATCGCTTTCCAAGTTCAATTAGAACTTCATTAAAAGTCATGTCCATATATCGACAAAAATTCTTTTTAACCCTCTCATCATTGACCAATAAGATTACAAATGATACTACGGAAAATTCTTTATTAAAATATAAAGACATTAAACTACCATACTTTATAATCTTCTCATCTATCAGCCTCTCATCTTCGCTACTATCCATCTATTTTTTTATTTAATCAAAATAATTATCAAATTCAACATTTTCTAAAGATTTTTGCGAAGATGTAGAATTGGAATTACTCATTTCAGAGGCAAGTCCGCCACCCAAACCATCATCAACCATTTTTAATGTATCAGGATTGATATTAAATGCGCCCTCACGTTTTTTTGCACCGGTATCCCGAGTTTTCATCATGGCATATCGAATCAAATCCATCTCTTTATCTTCATCGGTCTGCCATAAAGATACGATAAAATCCATATCCTGAGCCTGATCCCAAGATGCTGCCAATTTATCCAATCCCGGCGATTTGCTCGATCCGCTACCAGCACGATTTAATTGAGCAACAGAGATGATGGGAGCTTGATGTAAGTATGAGAGTGCTCGCAATTCCTGAACCACCATTTGCATACTTTCATACTTTGGAATGTTAGAATTGCTAGGTTTCATCAAACCATGGTAATCTAAAATGATAACATCAGGTTTGAAAGCTTTTCTTTCTTTTAATTTGGTGATGTAAGCATTCAACCCTTTCGCCGAAAGCGATCTTGGTGGAAATTCTTTAATCAAAAGTTTATTCGTTTTATCTTTATTTTTAGATGCAAATTCCAAAAAATCATTTGTTTTTTGTTTTAAGTATGCCTGTTCAATACCTGAAGAAATAGTTGCAATACGTTTATAATATCTAAATTCCGACATTTCTAAAGAAACTAACAACACATTAAATCCTTGATTATAAGTATTCCAAACAAGATTACTCAATACTAAACTTTTACCCACATTCGTTTCTCCAGTGAAACAGTAAAAAGCCTTACCCTCTTTATACAATCCTCCACCCAACATATCATCCAAACCTTGAAAACCCGTTGGGATATAGAATTCGGGCTCTTGTAACAAATTGCAAAAAACATTTGCATATTCAACAAAATCAATCCCAAAATCGTTGATAAAACTAACCTGATTTATCTTATTAAATTCATCGGTTAGAAGATTTTCATCTAAAACTTTAGTTTCTTCATATTGAAGAGAAGTTTTTTCAAATAACTTATATATTTTTCGGGATTTAATGAATTTTTCGGTATTCTTTAATAATTCATCTTGATTATAATCCAAATCGAGAGATTGTAATTTCTTTACTGAATTTTCAAACGCAATTCTCGTATCGGAATCATTTAGATAAAGATTGATTTCAGATTTATTCGGCAATTTATTATTTCTCTCGAAGAAATCTTTAATCACACCAAAACTCTTACCCAAAGATTTATCTTTGAATAAGTCCGCCTCCATATGCTCCATGATGTAGGATGCATATATTTCAGAATTAGAATTTTTCCTTAAAAGATTTATTAGAAGAATTCCTTCAAAATAATTAAAATCTATAGCATTTTTTTGTTTTTCTTTAGACATTAATTCCAATCTTTTTAAATTCTTTTTTATATTTTTTAAAAATTAAATCATTCTCAACAATAGGAACTTTTAGATGCGCCTGAATCCTATGAATCATTTCATGTGCAACCGTCCCTAATAATGTCGGGAAATCATGATTTTCTTTTACATCGATTTTCAACATCCAATCGTTTTTATACGGAAGTATCATCCCATATACATCCGAAATCGAATCTTTCAACGTCTCAACAACCTCGATTTTACCAAACTTTGGACATTCATTATGGAAAAAGGTATTGTTGAGATAATTAAAAATTAAACGAATTGAATGTTTGCTCGGTTTCTTATAAGTTAAGATAACTTTCAATAAATTCAAATCATTTAGTTGCATTTCTTTTAGTCAATCCTTTAATCTTTTTTTCCAATTCAGCCTTTCGAGCCTTGACCAATCCATCCAATCTAACTTTAATATCATCGGCTGAAATGTACAAATCCATTCCTGCAAAGATATCATCGATTTCTTTTTTAGTCAAAAAATCCGCGCAATATAAATCATAAATCCCTCTAAAAAGAGAATTTTGATGATTAAGTGCAGAGCCTAATTCATGACCTTTACCCTCCAAGCCTCCAGAATAGTTATGGAACATTAGGGATGTTCCGGGCGAAACTACCCATTCTTGAGCGCACAGAAACATAATAGCTGCCGCACTATATGCATGACTATCCAAATGCGAACGAATGAGTGCTGGGGACCTATTCAATGCATTAATAATCGCCGTCATTCCACTCACCACTCCGCCATCACAGGCAAAATGCATATTAATCTCATCATCCTCTCCTAAATTACCAATTTCCTCAATTAATTTTCGATATTGATTGGCTGGATAGATTTCATCATAGAAATAAATGGACATTGACGAACTCTTAGGCTTTATAATAAAAATTTCATTTTTATTTTTATTTTGCCGATCTTCCTCTTCATCTTCATCTTCATCGTGGTTTTTATAATAATTTGCCATATAAATTTAAACTCTACAACAATCTATCCCGAAAAAGAGACTTTAGCAAGCCATTATTGCATCGACATATTCTTTTAAATTAATGGTGGGTTTCCAACCAATTTTTAATATTTTTGTAATATCCGCCAATGTATTACGGGCCTCACCCGGCCTTTTTTCTAAATAAACCTTCGGTTCATTACTTAAAAAATTGGCCAACTCATTAATAGAAATATTTTCACCATATCCAACATTCATTACGTCATTTAAAAAAACATTATTTTCATAAACATGCATATTTGCTCCGGCAACATCTTTTACATGAATGAAATCCCGTCTCTGTTCGCCATCGCCTACAATGGTGAGATTCTGACCATTGCTCAACTGCTTAAGAAAAATTCCAAGAACTGGTGCATAGGGACCAAAGACGGGACTTCTTTCTCCATATACATTAAAATATCGAAATATGGTATAATTTATTTCATATAATTTTGAATATAGCTCAATCAACTTTTCACCAAAATATTTGGTTGTTGAATATGCATTTAAACAATCAATTTTGGTTTCTTCAACAATGGGCATCTCTTCCGTCAATCCATATACCGATGAAGTAGACGAATAAATTATTTTTTTAATTCCCTTGTTGCGGCAGATTTCTAGAATATTCAATGTTCCTTTGGCATTTGTCTCCAATGCCAATTGGGGTTGATCGAAACAACGCCCAATACGGGACTCGGCGGCTAAATGAAAAACGCAATCGATATCATTAAAATGTGATTCAATGTCAGGATCAATGATATTTGAATTAAGATATTGTGCTTTTGGATTGAAATAAAACTTTTCGTTTTCTGCACTTAAATTATCTATCACAATAACATTATAATTTTTCTTAACAAGGCCATCTACAATATGTGATCCGATAAATCCACAACCTCCTGTGACAATTAAATTTTTATTTTTCATTCATTTGTTTTTGAATCAATTCCTTAAATTTTGTCGTGCTCCAATTATGGGACCGATCCAAATATATTTTTCTAATAAAACCAAAATCGCCAGTGATTTTTTTTTCTTTGTAGTCATCGCCTAAAAAACGTACATTAGGTTGATACTTTAATATTAATTGTTCTAATTCTTCTTCAGTAGAATACGTAACAATTTGATCTACAAAAGATATTGAAGACAGAATTTCGCGCCTTTCCTCTAAAGATAAAATCGGTTTTAGTTTTCCGTTTTCTAATGATGGATCGTCGTGTAACGCAATTACAAGTTCTTCCACATACTTTTTACACTCTTTAAAAGCCAATATATAACCGGGATGAATTACATCAAAAGCGCCTGCCATTATTCCTACTGTCGGATCAAAAAAATCTTTCGGGGCAATCGCCTTGTCATCAATGATGAAATCATAAGATTCTTTTCCAAAGATTAGCTCACTATATTCCAATCCCCATTCCTTCAATTGATTTCTAGTAAGATCGCCGTAATTTCTTTCGATTTTTTCCAAATCTCCCTCAAATGCACCCATCCCTCTTGCCGTATAGATTTTTATTTTATTACCCGTCCAATAAAGATTATTGACTGCCCCAATCCTATTCGTATTAGGAATTGAATTTTTATAATCATTTCCGTCAGTCCAACATAAAGTATTATCTAAATCAAATGCGTAGGTCTTCATTCGGTAGGTGGGGTTTCGCTTTTCCAATTACAAAAAGGTGTAATGCGAAAGCATGTGTAATAATTTTTGCCGTTTTTCATTCCTTCCATCCAAAATGCTTGGTGTCCGCACTTCGGACATTTAACCATGAAATGATCAGAACAAACCATCCATCTTTGTTTTTGGCAATTTGGTTTTAGTTCTCGGGGATTTGGACAGAAAATACATTTTTCTATCATATTTTTATAATTATATGTTAACAAACACTATGTAGTAATGCTTCATGAGTAATTTCGACAACTCCATAATCCATGGAATCTACCCAAAATTCGAACAATGCTTTATGGGAAAAATCTCTTCTGATTCTATTATTATCATCAAATCCGGTTAAAATTATAAATGGAATATTTTCGGCAACACATGTTGCACAGGTATTATAAATATTGAATGAATTTCCCGATGATGAGATGAGAATAACTAAGGTTTTTTCATCGGCGAAATCTTTAACAAATTCCGAATATGCATTTTCAACACCATAATCATTAAAATAGCATGTGAGTCTGGATGCATCTGCAAAGCATAGTGCTTCTTTGTTTAGGACTTTAGTATAATCTTGAGCAATGTGTTGTGCAACGGCATTTGATCCACCGTTTCCTATAATTATAATCTTTTTATAGGTTGTGATGATATTTTTAAATTCATTTAAAATAAATTTTGAATTTTTAAGGTCTTCGATTACATCTGATAATTCATATATGTTCATACATTAAAAATCTCCAATCCTTTTTCATTTATTTTTATTTCAATTAAATTATTAGTCAAGGTATATTTGTTTCTAAAACTTCTATCACCAATAACAAAAAAATAACCACCATTCCCAGCCCCACATAGTTTGTGTGGGTAACCTAAATCGTTCAAAAATTTATCGATTTTTTGAACATTTCTGTTTTTATTAATATCTTTAGAAGTTTTCTTTTTATTCTCCCATGATTGGGTTATCGTATCAATAAAGTTATCATAATTGTCTTCGGTAATGGCTCTATCCAAACTTTCCACATCTTTTAATAACTCCTTGCATTTCTGAAGATTTAATGTTTTAAGAACATCTGTCGATGCCCGTTGAACCCCTGTATGGATTAAAAATAATGGATTGCATTCTAATATTCTAAAATTAGTGTACGTAGATACACTCGTTCTTATATAATCATCATATATGCTCTTAAATGTTATTCTCTTCAATCCTCCCGTGATTGAGCCATAAAAATCTTGCAGTCCTACCAAAGGATTTATGCACCTTTCAATTTCACAGGCGGTTTCGCAAATCATATCATCGGTGACGTTTAAATTTTTAAACTTACACATTCCAGCCACCAAAGCCATAACATAAGCACTAGAAGATGCTAACCCCGATCCACTGGAAGAAATATCTGAAGTTAAAGAAATTGTTAAGGGTGTCCAGCAATTAAAATATTTCAAAACTTCTCTAACAATATCATTTTTGATATCTTCAACTGAATTGCACTCTTCTCGAACAGAATAATTCACGATAAATTTCCCACCATTGGCATTTATTCCATTAATATCTCGATGAATTGTGGCATAACAGTACAAATTGGATGGGAAAGAAATAACCTCACCACTTCCATATTTTTCAAGAAATTTAGGATTGTCAGTGCTGCCGCCGACCAAACTAATACGTAATGGACATTTAGTTAGAATCATTTTTAAAGAATAAACCTCTTTCGGAAAAATGCGAGATAAAAAATGGACAGTTGGGATTTTTTCTTCGTTCTTCCGCATCCAGAATCGCTTTTTCACGAAGCTGTTGTGTTACCTCTGAATCGAAAGAAAAACCAAACTCTTTCATTTTAGAAATCCAATAATCAGCAGTATTCTCGTTAACATGGTGATGCCCCCCTTGACCGGGCGTTGCAAATGTCATTACTAGATATTTTGCCGAAGAAATACAAGCCATGAAATTCGGAATATATTCTTCCTCCACATGCTCAACAAATTCACAAGTCCATGCCAAATCAAACTTACGATCAATAATAAGTGGACCTTTAGAGAAATCCTGTTGGATGAATTCGGTTTGTTTATCTAAAAGAAATAATTCTTTAGCCTGATTGGCACCATCAACTCCCAATACCGAACACCCCAAAGATTTAAAAAATTTAGAAGCATATCCACGACCACACCCCACATCTATAGTGGATTTGATATTAAAGGTTTCAATCAAATATTTCCACATGATGGGGTAATATGTACCGCCATCGCCACCCAAAGAAAAACCACCTAAATGTCCTTCATTAATAGAAGGGCCGTGCGTCTGTTCAATTATTTCCATAAATTTATTTCAAAAATACATCATTAAATTGATTCATTACATTAATTGGTGAATAGGTATCGCCATACACATCCCAATTTCTATCATTTATATCTTTCTTACTTATATTCAATAGAATATTCTGCAATTCATTCCCATCACGATAATAAATTCCATTATTTTTCAAAACCCAAATATGTCCGGTGTCATAGTGGCCCGGAACATTATCGGGTTTCCATGTAATGATTGGTTTATTTCTAACTGAAAATTCAGCCGTTGAAAGACTGAAAATTTCTCCATCAAATCGCGCATGGATCATTCCATCGCATGTGTTTACAAACTTAGCTTTTTCATCTTCACTCATTGTCCATGGAAGATATTTCACTCGCTCATGTTCGACGAATTTATTTGTATTCAAAAAAACAAAATACAAATCCGACCTTTGTGGTAAGATGTTTCTAATTACATTTTTTACAAATTCCAAACTAAACGTATCGCTCCCTCCATGTCTTCCTAAAACCAATGCATCTTTAGGAATCCCCAACTCTTCACGGTAATCCTCAAAATTATTAGGAGCCTCTTTTTCAATAATATGGAATACATATGGATGGATTCCGCCATATTTGTCTGAAAGATACTTACATACACCTGCATAGACATCTCCATGAGGCTCATGCAATTGAAAGACGCAATGCGCCAACGTTTTAACATTGGTTGGCATAAATTCGTCATTCTCACCACCCTTGATTGCGTAAAATGCACCTACCTTTTCACGATCACATAACCGCATCAAATCTTCTCTAAGTTGTTGATTTTGTTTATCAGACCTCCAAACATTCGGATAAACAAAAGTCGAAAATTCTTTAAATCTATTGGCCGAAGGCATTGGTCTAGATGAAGTAGAAACGATAATGGATTCGTTTCCTAAAATGTCACGATTATATTTGGCGTATTTATATAGGCAGATTTCGGTGCCCCTATCACCCAACTGGTAAGAATGTAGTAAGAGCTTCATTTCAATGATGTTGTGCTATTTTTAGACATATAAATGATAATTATTTTAATCTTTCTAAACAAATTTTGTAATATTCTTCTTCCTTTTCAATTCCAATAAATTGACGATTAAGATTTTTGGCGGCAACTAAAGTCGATCCCGATCCCGCACAATTATCCAATACCAAATCACCTTCATTTGTATATGTTTTAATTAGATATTCACAAATTTCTATTGGTTTTTGTGTAGGATGGATTCGGCCAACGGAACCTCGCTCATCCCCTTTAATAGAAATTAAATTCTTTGGGTAATATAGTCCATTGTTTATGGTAATCACACCATCAATTTGATTGCCGAAATTTGTCGATTTCCCTCCAGAAGATTTAGCTTTATACGGAACGCCTTGGATCATTTGTGGATTATATATTGGTTGTTTTTTATAAAATACACAAATATCTTCGGTTATTCTTAATGGTTGTTTTTTAGCATTCAAATGTCCAGAAAATCGGTTAACTTTATCCCACACCCAAGAATATTTATATTCTTTAATGTTGGAACATATTAATAATGAAGTAAAAACTTGTGAGGAGAATAGAACTATCGCGCCATTTTTTTTGATTTTCTCATCATATAATTTCCACAATTCATCAAAAGGTATTATAACATCCCATTTATTTTGTGTTGATCCATATGGCAAATCGCATAGGATCATATCCACACTTTCATCTGGAATGTTCTTCATTAATTCTAAACAGTCGCCTAACCAAACTTCTTGTCTCATTTGATATTTTATCCAATTCTTGATTTTGTGATATACAACTTTTCCCCATTCTTACATTTTATATAGGCATTGGGGTATGGGTCCGCAAGTGCTCTAATTTTATTATGTAGTTGTAATGCTGTAGAGTTGACTATCTCATTCAATGTAATTTCACTCTCTTCTGGTTTTCTTCTTTTAAGGATGGTTCCATACTCCAACCTTTGAGGGTGTGCGGCCTCTTCAATTCCAGCAATACCATATTTTATTATTTCTCCAATTCCTTCCTTACCAACAAATTTAATACTATTGAATATATCGTTCAATTCACCCTCCAAACCAATAGGCATTTGATATAAAATATCACCCCCATCTAACACCTCATTCATTCTAAACAAAGTCACACCTCCGAATTCTTCTCCATTCATAATTTGGTGCTGAATCGGAGAGCCACCTCGATATTTCGGCAACAAAGAAGGATGAAGACAGATGCATATATTTTTTTCAATTATTTCTTTTGGAACTATTTCGCTCCATCCAATAAAAAAAATAATATCCGGTTTGATGTCTTTTATGGCCGTATAGTCATTTCTTTGAATCAAACATTTGAAAGGATGGTCGATGGAATTTACTAACTCAATCGCCCATTCCCGATATGCATAAAATAAAATTTTCAACATAATGGCAACTTCTGTGGTGCATCATAGCGAGGAAACAATAAACTATCATATTCATCCAAATCGCTTATGGTTTTTGGTTCTGTTGTAAATCCAATCTTATAATTATCTTCTCTCAATTTTCTTAAAATCATATCATTATATCCACCATTTGGATATGAAAGCATCAATTTATCGCTATACCTATTTAAAAATTGAGTCATCGAATCAATATCTTCAAATGAATTTTTAAGTTTAATATAATTTGTCGATGTACTGTTATGGCCTGCAATTGTCATTAGCTTGTGGTTGGCCATTTCCTCTATATGGGGCACACTTAGATATAACTTTTTACAGAATAAGTCGATATCTTTAGAAACAAATTTTTTAAATAAATCTAAAATAGATGTATAGTTTTTACTTCTTAAATAATTGGTGATAAAAATCATTTCTTTTGACCACCAATTTTTCTTCCATGAAGTTTGACTATAATGTGCAAAAATTAATGGTTTAGAAAACCCTGATTCAGACTTTAGCAGATAATTGACCAATCTCTCCTCACCTGCTGATGCAATAATGAATTGAATTGCATGAGAATCAATGATATGACTTTTGGTTACGGGCAAAACAGGAATACAGAATGTTGCTGGGACATTTTGCTTTTTTAATTCATTAAAAACCCAATAATGATCCAATAAACCATCATCAAAGGTCAATACAGCAAAATTCTCTTTAGCTTTATGCAAATCTAAATTCAATATTTCATTAGATTTAATAATGGTATAATTATTTTTAATATATTCAATTTGATTTAAGAAAGCTTTTTTTCTTAAAAAAGACCGAAGTTCATATCTTTTAGGAAAAATGGTTTCATCCAAATCCCTAACATCATGATACATGAATGCTCTAATCGTTCCAGCCATATTTCAATATAGAACCAAATTCTTTTAATTCTTTAATCTGTTGTTTAAATAAAGGGGTTGGATTTGTCTTATAATTAGTAATTAGAATTCTATCCACTGTTTCTGAATCTTTTTCCAATTCAATTTTTAGTTTTAAATCATATTCATCAGAAATTAATTGTAATAAATGTCCTTTTGAAATAAAATCATAATCGAATTCAGAATCAGTAGTAAAGTAATGTCTCACCCCTTTATGGAGATGATTTTTACGAATCTTATCCTCCAAATATTTTGCTAATTGTAAACAAGTGACCCCATTCCAATAATGGTTTTCAAACCCAATCACTTTTTTCCCCTTTGATGCTTTTGCCCATTCCAAAAATGATAATTTATTAAAAATTTCTTCTCCAATAATTGAAGTTCTAATAATACATGAATTGGGGTTCTCTCCCATTAATTTCGTTCGGCCATAATCATCCACTGGATCGGGAATGGAATCTTCCAAATATTCACCATCCATTCCACTAAAAACACAATCCGTAGAAATTTGTATATTTTTAATTCTCGGATGCATTTTTGACAAATAATCAAGAATGTGCGGGAACTCAGAATTAACGCGAAGCATACTAAACATATCTGCACCTTTTCTTTGTTTAATTATCCCTGCACAATTAATGACTATTAATTGATCGGCATTATAATTCATTATTAATCTAAATACACTTTCCTCCACTCGATTTCCAGCCAAATCTAAATTGGTTCTAGTAATCGGAGCAACATCGTAGTTTTTTAATTTAAAATATTGCGTGACGTAACGACCCAACATTCCATTTGCACCAAATACAATAATTTTTTTAGTTTTCATTATGATTGGAAGAAGTTATATTGTTTTAAATATTTGTACAAATCATCTTTAGAAAGACAAAAATCCCTTGATGAATATTCGTTATTAGGAAACTGAACGGCAGCCGCCAAATTGGGTTTGGATTTTTTATTAATATAAAATTTATTATTCAATGAACGAAATGTTCTAGGAGCATGTTCCTGAGAAACCATAATTTCATGAATTTTTTCATTGTTTCTCGGTTTTGTTGTGATGTATCGAAGTCCAAATTCTTCTTTATATATTTCAAATAAATCCTTAATTTTAAAACTTGATGCTTTAGGGATGATATTGGAATTATTATAGGGTCCGGTTAATGCATAATCTACAACATTTATTGCATCATTAATGGACAATATAAATCTGGTCATTTCTTCACCATATAATGAAAGTTGACGATTATTTTTAATGGATTCCCAAATTAATGGGACTACAGAGCCCGTTGAATTGCAAATATTGCCGTACAGTGCTGTATTTAATTTGCAATCAGTCTTGAAGTTATCTTCAATGAAAGATTCTCCGGCCAATCCTTTGCACATACCATAAATTGTAGTTGGGCATACCGATTTATCTGTAGATATAAAACAAGCAGATTTAAATTTATTATCAATAGCCGCTTTTTTCGAATTAAAAGCCCCTAGAACAATCGTTTGCGTCGCCTCCTCGTAGTTGGCCTCACAAGCCTCAATCTGCTTTAGGGAGGCCGCAAAAACGCCAAAATCATGCCCCGCGCATGATCGGGTTAATAGATCAAAGTTTCTAATATCACCAACAATAAATCTAACACGGGGAAATTCTTTCTGGAGAAAGTAATGTTTCGCTTCATCTCTAGAAAAAACCGTAATCTCATTTTCTTCATACCATTTTTTAATTAAATTCTTCCCGAGGTAACCCGCCCCACCCGTAATGAAGATTTTTTTAGACTTTACCATTCGTCAATATAGCATCCAATTCATCTAATGTCATGAAATTTAACACATCTTTTTTGTTTTGATTATAAAAATCCCAACTATACTCTACGTTTTTTAAAGGAATCCCAATTTTATTTACAAAAACCATTCCAATGACATCTCCATTTGGAAATTCAAAGGCCCGTGCATAATATTTTTCTGAGCGAATTTTAATCCATGCAAGATAGGCAGTTCCACTTGCAGTTAATGCCGTATTTTCAAAATTTTCCGGCCCAACATCATGCATAAAAATAATTCCATTTTCTTCAATAAATCTTAAAGAATTTTCAAAATCCCTCATTACAGAGGATTCTTCATGATCAGCATCTATATAAATTACGTCATATTTGGCGGTATTATATTTAAAAAAGGCATCAGTGGTTGTGGTGTGAATGTTCGGACCATGTACAGAAAAATCCACTCCGGTTTTAGTCACATTTTGAATCTGATTCCACGTTTCTTTAGCAGCACCAATTCCTAATTCCAAATAAGTTTTATAATTATTTTTTGCAATAACATGATTTATTAGTTCGTGTTTATGATTCATTTAGTTCTATATTTATTAATGGTTGTAATGATCTTCAAGGCTTGAGACTCGCAAGTCCCATAAAGTTTTAGCCAAGTATATTGTTGCTGACGCAACTCCTGATATTCCAAAGTCGGAATACCATCTTTAACTAAAGAATCCATTATTTTATAGCACTCTTCTTTCGTAGAAAAAGAGATTGTCGGAAACTCAATTGGACTTGTTATTCTTGGTTTTTTATCATAATCCTTAAAAAGAACTACCGCACCTTTTGCAATGGCCTCAAGATGACGAATTTGTGTCCATTGTCCTTTTTTGCAAGTTAATGCAAACCACGATTTTCTCAAATCGTCATAGTAATCCTCTTCATTATCGAATTTATATTTTAAAGAAAAATCCAATTCTCCAAAAACCTCTTTAGGGACGGTCTGGCAAATTAATTGCGTTTTAGGAATTTTAGACCAAACGCTTTCGATGTGATGCGAAGGAATTCCAAAATCAATTGAAAAGACCCGATCCCAATTTTCTTGAACCAATGCCGTTTTAAAACACTTTGATGAAAATTGAAATTGATCTTTTGGCGATTCTGAAAAGTCTCCATACATGATTCTCTTTTTCGGGTAATCGACGAAATCATCACCCAAAACTTTCCTCAAACCATTAACCAATGTTAATTCCAAATAATCCCCTTGGGCGGATGGCTTTTTAGTGGTTAGAAATAGAATTTTCATGCTGCCTTACCAGTTTATTAAGTTCTTCCAATTTCTTTTTAGCACGTTCGATTTTTTTCTCTTCTCTTAAACGAATTTTTTCTTTCTCCGCCTTTTCTCTCTCCAATCGTTTAACCTCTAATAGTTGAGCGCGCTTTTCTTCAGCGGCTATTTGTTCTTTTATAGCAGTTCTAACACGATGTTGACTTGCTGGTTCGATCAAAACATAATTTTCTTTTCGCTCAGCAACCCACCTCTTCAACGTTTCATAATCATCTCGCGATAACTCTTCAAACTCAGATACATCTTCAATAATGGTTTGTTCATCATCATAACTATATCTTCTCATTGATGAGGCTTTTAATAATTTACATTTTACTGTTTCTTCGGTATTCATATTTTTATACGATTAAATGTTTTACATCTTCAAAGTTTACAACAGGTCTCCCCCTCAACATAGAACTTGATGACTGACCACTATTAGGCTTATCAAATCCCGGACCATTCAAAAACGATTCATTCCATTTTTTCCATGAATTACTTATTTCGGGCTTAGATTCCCCTAAAAAATAATTCCAGCATTCATGTTGCTCTTCAGGAAGCATTTTAACAATCGCATCATCATACTTCATTTCATATTTTTTATCCCAATGGGGCTGGGAGAGTCTACAATTATGGCCAATTTCTTGCAAAGGTGATTTCCAAGAATAATCATATTCAGATTCTTGAGATTCGTAGATCGCTACGTCTAGCTGCCTCATTCTAAATGTCCAGTCACGATCTTCAAATCCTCCAAGAAGAAACCGAGAATCCCAAAACCCAATCTTCCTAACCAATTCTTTAGAAAAACCCATATAGGCAACATTATAAAACATTACACAAGCATAACCAGATTGCAGTAATTCGAGAATGCGAACTGTTTCCGATTCGCTCACTTTACATCTATCATTTACAAAAATCATCCATTCATGCTTACTTGTTGCAATTGCATGATTCATTAATTGAGAGTAGGAAGGATATGCTTTTGGATAGCGGTCGATTCTCAAATTCCAATCAACACCATAACGTTCCTCCAAACCCTTTAAATCTGAAATTTGTTTATTAACAACTTCACGGGAACAGCCACAATGTAAATTTATACTAATTGAATTTATATCCATATTGATTATTGATTTTATTTGACCTTTTTGTATTCGTTGACATAATTTGTATAAGCTTCATCTTTCAATTCTAAAAGCCAATTTTTAATTAGATTCCAATCTTGGCCACCTGCAAAATGACGGGTAACAACATCTTCTTTTTTACATTTGTTCATAAAAAACATGGCCTCGTGCTCTCCCTCAAATGAGGTGACATTATAACATGAAGGCCAAATTTCAACATGCTCATTCAAATCCTCAATCGAAAAAGTCGTATCTCTTGTAACTTCAGAGTGCCATCCATTATTTGGCAGATTCCAAAAAGGTATATTTGAATGACGTTTAATACCAAACAATTTATACATCATGCATTGTTCTCGAAATTCTTGAGCAAAGCTATCGTATTTTCCGGGAAATCCTTCATGATAAGAAGGCTCGTTTTTTAATCGTTCCCAACGTTCATCCGAAAGTATTCCATTTATTAAATCCTTCGTCCAATTATTAATTTTAAAGGAAATCAATGAATTGCAATGACTATTACAAGAGTCAATTGCATAGCTAAAAGATTTTTTTGTAGTCAAATCAATCTCTGGTTTTACAATAAATTGATCCGCATCAATATTAATGATTATATCATCATTCTGTAGTTTTCCAGCATCAATCAAATCTCGAATAACCAACCATTTATTCCATGTATGGCTTCCGCGAAACGCAGTAAGGTTATGTTCAGAGCGAATTTCCACATATTGAAAACCATGAATTTCACAATATTTTTTATTTCTAGGAGAAATATACTTATCGAATATCTCTTGCCTATAATCGTTATAGGCCGCAATTACGAATAGAATTTTTTGCATATATAAAATAATTATTATTGATTCATTAAAATATCATAATATTTTGTATGTGTATCTATTTTAGAATTATTTTTTTGATTGTTGGAAAAATCGAAAATACCATCACTATATTCTATAAATTCTTGTTGAGAAAACTGTTTCTTTTCAATTAGTTTTTTGGAAGCATCAATTAAAAAAGTTTTATACGATCCCACAATCGCAGTTGCTCGTTTTTTCTGCTCCTTGAGAATTCTCATAATAACTTCATCGGTTTTTTCTAAGTTTCTAATAGTGGAGTGCGGACTAATGGCATCATGTGAGACATACCCCAAAACGTCATCCATAGACCAGCATCGAACATATTTGCCGGCTAAATCAGTAGCCCATGTTATATCAGTAGCAGAACCAGTTGATCTTTTATTTTCCCCAAAAATAATCTCTTCAGCAACGATACCACCAAAATAAACACATATACGATCTAAAATATCATCAGCGCACGAATACTTACATTCAAACCTATTATACCCCCCATTAAATGATGCCACATTAATTTTAACTTCTTTAGGCGCCTCTTTAAATAGCTCGGCATGTACGATTGCATGTCCCATTTCATGAACTGCCACCATTGCCGAAAAATTGTCGGTATTCCGATTTTTTCTATCACGAATTTGAAATTGAATTGGAACACATAATTTTTTATCTTCATTGGTATTATCGATAAAACTTATGCACGATTGATTAGTAAAAATTTTAATTCTAATAACATCTACATGATTTTCAGTTGCCCATAAAATACCATTAGAGAGTGGTGCCGTTAGCATCATATGAATGCTGGAGAACACCGGACGAGTCCCCTGCGTTGGATAAACTGAATTTTCATAAATTTCTTGGACAACTGTTTCATCTAAAATAAATTTCTTTTTAGATGCAACTTCAGCTTTTTCCAAATAAGAATTACAAGTCTTTTCAATAATTTTTAAATATGCTTTTCGATCAAGAGATGGATATATAATATGATTATTTCCTAATCTAGAGATTTGTTCTGGCTTAAATCTATTGGTTAGTGCTTTTTTAATCTCAATGATTGACACGTTTTTGGTATATTCTCGAAATATATCAGCATCAGTATCACAATTATCCACATCACCGGCTACTTGGAACGCTTCGTCCAAATTACCCGCCACAAAAATTAAACATTTACTAAAATCATAAGTCGATGCTCGATTTTTATAATAATCTGTGATTTTATCTACTGTTTCTAGATAAGTCCATGTTGATATTTCATTTTCAGAAAAAGTATGATCTAAGAATTCCGAAACATCTTCCATTAATTTATCGTCCATTCCAGAAAAATATTTTACACTCGTTCTTGGAAGAAACAGATAATCAATTTTATTATCAATTTTTTTAGATTTAAATTTTCTACCTCTGATGAGATGCTCATCATATTCAATCATTGTGGATTCGTTTACGACATTTCCAGATTGATCTATTTCCACACATTTCCATTCAAAACCTAATTGTTTAATTAATTTTTTATAATTTTTATGTTTCTTATCGTCTACCGGGAAACGCCCATCGGACAATAGCATCCAAATATCTTGATATGGAAGTCCTCTTGCATCCTGTCCAGAATTATCTATTGTTCTATATCTTTGAAATTCATCAAATAAAATAATTCCCGGAGAACCCTCCTTGCAGCCCGAACGTAATATCAACGTTGATATTTTATCTATGGCAGTGTCATTTATGCTCACAGGAACATCAGATAGTTGAACCTCACAAAAATTTTCATTAAAATTAAGATAATCGACTATGGTTCTAACTAGATCGGTTTTCCCATTACCAGTAAGTGACCATAAATTTATAATAATCGGATGCGTCAGTATCTCAGGAATGATGTACCAACTTTTCAAAGAATCGATAATTTTATCAATTTCATCATCAATTCCAAAAAACTTATTTTTTAAATGAACTGTTAATTCGTCCAATTTCTTTTTTTTATCAACAATTTGTTGTTTTTCCATATCAATATATTATTTTTGATTATTTCGATAAATTATTATAATCTTTTAAATAGTTTAATATTTGATCGTACGCATCGGCTCTTCCTCGATTTAAATATTGAAGACCTTCATCGTATTCTTCATACGTAGCATCTAATTTAGAATGTTGGTTATAACGAAACAGCCAATCTTCATACTTATGTTTCGGTAAAACTAATAAGTTAAACCTTTTTAAAACTTTAATCAAAATGGATTTCAAAAAATATTTCATAAAATTTCTAATATTCTTTCGCAGGTTTTTTCTAAGGTGAAATATTCATTCCAAACTCGTCGCCCCTCTATTAACATCTCATTTCTGATTTGTGGACTAATATTTGATAGAATTTTTTCTAAATCATTGATTTGGGTTTCTTTAATAATAACACAAAATTTATTCCAGTCAAGATATTTTTGAAACGGTAGCCAATGTTTATCAGAAACATACACCGGAATAGCCCCTAATTGCAGGATTTCGTACAACCTGAAACTGGATAAACCATAACCGCGTGAGGCTAAGGCATATACGGAGTTTTTAGTAACATCTATAAATTGTTTTAAATTCGCATCTCCAACGCTTTGGCTCCACATTCTTGGGGGGTTGAACGTGAATTTATAATTGTTGGCATATTTCGAATAAATTTCTCCACGAATTGGATGGGTCATTGATCCAATGAAAGAACAAAAAATATTTTTATCTTTAGGAACATCTCCGATTAAATTTTGTGGAATTGGCGAGCAGATGAGAGGAATTGGAAGGCCGCCGCCCAATCCACCTGCACCAAAATGAATTGTATTTTTTGGTAGTTTTTGTCTAATCCCATCATCATGTTGACTCACCGCAAAATATGGAATATTTTGGTCCAATGCATCCAAATAGCTTTGGATATTTTCGGTTGTGCCATCAACATATAACGTTGTCCACGAAACGGGAATTAATGTTCTATTTTTTTTATCGAATTTTTGTTTATTTCTAATATAAAAATTATAGAAATAATCTTCCAAATAATCTCCTGCATGATATGCAGGATAAGTTGGATATTTTGGTGAAGGGCGAAGTTTTTTAAAATCAAAAATCATTTAAATTCTAATATCGTCGATCAGACTCATAAAGTGATTATGAATATAAGTAGTTGGTAATGATCTTGTATAGTAGTCCACATCTCGTCGCATTCGTTCTTTTAGTTTTTCATTAATTATTTCCCCCAAATAATCATTCACTAAAGCATTATGTATTTTTCTTTTAATTAACTCTTCAGTTTTTAATTGCAATTTCCTTAATTCATCCTTCAATTCATTATTCATATAATTATTACCAACTATGGATTTTATAATCAAAAAATAAAT